AAAGCAAAAACATGTGATGAACTGTATAAATCCATTGGAAAAGCATTAAGTTGTATCACACAAAAAGACGCTGAAGGATGGTTTAAATCCTGTGGATATGTAAAAAGTTAAAAGCAAAATGCTCTAGCCGGAACGCGACTTTAGTCGCCAAGGTGAATCCACCGGCTTTAGCCGGTGGAGTGTTCAATTTGCCGGGTCTCTTCCGGCGGAATCGGGCGTTGATCAAGCCTGTCGCTTATCAGTTTCATAAAGGCTGAATTTTGCGCTTTCAATTCGATAATTTCTCGTTCTTGGGCTTTAAGCTGCTCTTTTGCCTTTTCAAGCTCATGGCGGCAACTTGCCTCTGGAGAATCCCACGGGAAAACCAGAACTCCTCCCATACAATCCACCAATTTGGAAACTGTTTGCAGGTTCAGACTTCCTTTTGTCAGAGAGGGAGGGGCATCCGTTCGGCCATACCCCATTGTTTTCAGAAACCTCGAAAGGCCAGCCTGATCCACCTCGGCCGCTTGCGAAAGCGCACGAGTGTTTTTGAAGGTTCCATCCCCAAGAACCCTTAGCAGGGCTCCCCTGAAATTTTTTTCCATATTCATGCCTCCTTAGTAGCCTAGTTGTGTCAAACGGCAAAAGCTGAACGACCACATTTCACTTGACTTTTATATTGTCGTTCGACAATCTAGCCCCATGAACAACTACACCCTTCGAGACGACATCCGAGCGTGTCTGAAAGGCCGCGGCATTTCCATCCACCGCCTTGCCCAAGAAAGCGGCGTGGATGCAGAGGCTCTTTGGCGCTTCGTCAATAACAAGAAGCCAAACCTTACCACAGACTCGCTGTTCCGCATCTGGCCCCACGTCTATGGGGAACAAAAACCATCGCCGCTCTCTCCCAACAAAGTAGAGGCAGAATCTTCTCTCCAGGAAAAACCTACCGCAGTAGATGAAGGCAAGGAATCATAAAATGGAAGAAGCATCCTTGCATGTTACACGGCTGCTCAATCAGGCCTGCTCGCAATATCCGGGGGGCCTGCGGGCCGTGTTCGCCATCCTGGTGCAAAGAAGTTCCCGCTCCCGTGCCGAATCCAGGCTGTACGCCGATTTCAATCCTCACCCCTCAAGCGCCGGGAAGCTCAAGGTGGAGGACATGATTACGGCCATGACAATCACCGGGGATCACGGGGCGCTGCATTTCTTGGCTTCCTACTTTGGCTACAGCCTGACGCCACTCGCCTGCGTTGAGCCGGACGCCCCCACGATGGAAGGCGAAATGCTCCAGGACTACCCCGCCGTGGTGGCTTTCCATGAGGCGGTGAAGGACTACCAGAGCGGCAAGATCGAATACGAGACCGTCCTTGCACGGCTTGAAGGCGCACTCCTCGATCTTCGCCAGACGGCGGCGATGGCCAAGGACAAGAGAGCGGATTCATGAACACAGACATACGCCTTTCCGTGGGATTCTTCAGCCATCCCAAGACCATTAAGCTCATGCGCCAGGCAGGCGCAGAAGGCGTTGTCTGCCTGCAACGCCTTTGGATTTGGGCCGCTCAAAACCGCGTGGATGGGTGCCTGGTCGGGTTCGAGGCGGATGATATTGAGATTGTGGCCGGTTGGACCGGCGAATTGGGCTTCCTTGTCCGGACGTTGGAATCTCTGCGCTTTCTGGACAGGAACGGCGACGCGTATTGCCTGCATGGTTGGGCGGAGCATCAAGCGTATGTCACGCAGGAGCCGGCCCGGATCGAAAAGTCGCGGAAGGCTGCGCAAAAGCGTTGGAGCAATGCCCGCAGAAATGCCAATGATGGCAATGGGGTAATGCCCGATGATGCTTCAGGCAATGCCAGTAGCAATGCCAGTAGCAATGCTAGTAGCAATGCTAGTAGCAATGCTAGTAGCAATGCCCCAAACCAAACCAATCCAAACCAAGAAGAAAATACATCCCCCCCTGTAGAGAGTCTTGTGAACCAGGATCGCGCGCGTTCCCCAGAGCGCGGCAGTGAGGGAGTTGGGGCGGATTTGTCAGGGCCAGGGCTGGAATTTGTGGAACTCCGGGAGTTCTACAACCGCGAAATGCGGGCTGAAGGCCCGTTGGCGGGCTTTTCCGAGTACAAACAGCTCAAGGCCGCGCGAGACATGACTGGCGCATCGCTCTGGCCGGGAAACGCCAGGCTTTTTGACGACCTCTCGGCCCGCAAGGAAGCTGGCGTCTGGAACCGGGGCTTTGAGATCGGGCTTGGGCGCTATCTGCGCGAAAAGACCTGGCTTGCGCCCATCCAGAGCCGGGCTTCACCGCCATCGGAGGCCACGCCGACAGAGTTTCAACGCCAACAGCAGGACAGGCGCACCATGATGCGCATAGCCAAAGATCTCAGAGAGCGCGAAAGAGCGGCAAAGCAACAGGCGCAAGGAGGGCAACATGGACAGAGAGCAGCTGCAGCAACGCCTCCTGCCGCGTTTGATTGAGGCGGAGGCGGTTCACAAATCCGGGCGCTCCCCGGAGGAACTTGCCCTCCTGGCTGAAATTTTCGCCGATGACCTGGACGGCGAGAACCCCGAAGCCATAGAACGGGCCTTTGCCCTGCACCGCAGGGAATCCTCGCGATTCCCTACCCCGGCGCACATTCTGGCCTTGCTGCCCAGATGCAGGCAGCCCGCGCACTCGCTGCCGTCCTTGCCGATGGAAGTCTCCGGCCGCAAGACGCCGGGCCTGGGGCGGCTGGTATCCAGGGCTCTGCGCGGGGAAGCCGCGGCCAGAAACGCAATGGAAAAACTGATCAGGCAAACGCGCGCGGGAGTACGGCAATGATCGCTTTCACGTTGTCCTGCATTCCCACGGCGCAACAGCGCGCCCGGCACGGCGTGGTCAACGGGCACAGCATGACGTACAAGTCCGGCTCCCAGCGAGCGGCCGAGCGGACCCTGGACGCGTTGCTGGCGCCCCATGCGCCGGAAGTCCCCATGTCCGGGGCCGTGGTGCTGGAGTTCCGGGCCGTGTTCCCGCCGCCGCAAAGCGTGAGCAAAAAGGCGCGGGCGGCCATGCTGCGGGGACAGATCCAGCACGTCAAAAAGCCGGATCTGGACAATCTGGCCAAGCAGCTCAAGGACGCCATGTCCAGGCTGCAATTCTGGGGCGACGATCGGCAGGTGATCCGCATGGTCAGCGAGAAGCGGTACGGCGCGGTGGGCCACTGGGAGGTATGCGTGCGCGAAGTGATGGAGGGCGAAGCGATATGAGCAGAATCACCGGCGCGAAATGCGAGGATTGCGGCAAGGTCGCCGGAGGCGCGGGCAACTGGTCCGCTGTGTGGCGCGCGCTCAAAAACATGGGCTGGACCGTGGACCGGAGAGTCCATAGGTGCCCGGCCTGTTCCGCAGCGTGGCAGGCCAGGCTTGAGAGGGAGGCGCGGCGTGGCCCGGCTGACCGCTGAGCAGTGGGAGCAGGCCCGGGCCGAGTACGAGGTGCGCGGGGTGAGTCTGGGCGACGTGGCCAAGCGTTTTTGCGTGGCCACGTCCAGCGTTTCCAGGCGGGCGCGGGCCGAGGGCTGGACGCAAGGGCGTTTGCAAGACCTTGCGGAGCGGAAAGTCGCGGCAGTCAAGGAAATGGCCGAGGTGGAAACGCAAACGCAAGACCTGCCCGTGCGTTTCCAGCACACCTTGCAAAGCGTGGTGCAGGAGCGCCTGCAGGCAGAGGGATTGCTCGCCAGTCTGGACGTGGCCCTGGCCGCCAAGGCTATCACGCTCGCCCATCAGGCCACGAGCGCGGCGGACATTGAGACGCTTTCCCGCGCGCGCAAAAATCTTGCGCCCGCGCAGCAGGCCCCGGCCCAGCAGACCACCGTCACCGTCAACCAGCAGGCCCAGGCCGGAGCGGCCGCCGAGGCTGTCTCCGTTCCTCCGGCTCCGCCGACGCCCGAGGGGGCCGTGCGCGCCGTGCTGCGCGGCGCCCTGGAGGGGGATGACGTCTGATGCTGTTCGCCCGCGCAACTCAGGCCGAGCGCGACGAGATTCGCCGCGCCTGCGAGGCCGACCTGCTCACGTTCACGGCCATCATGTTCCGCGCGCGCATGGCCCAGCCGTTTTTGATCAACTGGCACCATGAGCGCATTGCCGATGCTCTCATGGCCGTGTACCGCGGCGAGGTCAAAAATCTGCTGGTGACCATGCCGCCCGGCGGCACCAAGACCGAGCTGTGCGTGATCCATTTCATGGCCTGGTGTTTTGCCCGCTCGCCGTACTGCCGCTTCCTGCACCTTTCCGGTTCGGGGGAATTGGCAAGCCTGAACAGCGCCACGGCAAAAGAAATTATCGAACTTGAGGAGTATCAGGCCCTGTGGCCGCGGGCCATCAAGCGGGACACGCGGGCCAAGAACCGCTGGAACATCGACGTATGCGGCCGCACGGCGGGCGGCGTCTATGCCACCAGCACGGCCGAGCGCAATGACTACTCCGTCCTCTCGCTGTGGGGCTTTGACGGCGTCAGCGTCTATCTGCTGGACATGGAGCGCGGCAAGTGGGAAGCCCCGGACCTGCTGACGGTCGCGGCGTCCTTTCTGGCCCGGCATCGGCCGCGGCGGCCCTCTCCGCTCAGGCTGCGCGGCGTGCTGATTGAGGACAAGGCCAGCGGCACGGGTTTGATACAGAGTCTGCGGCGTGACGAGACGTTGCGGGACATGCCGATCATTCCCGTGCAGCGCGGCACGGACAAGGTAAGCCGCGTCAATGACGTGCTGCCATTCATCCGGGCCGGACGCCTGTGCGTGCCCGAGTCCGCGCCGTGGCTCGCGGCCTATCTGGGCGAGCTGGCGGCGTTTTCGCCGGCCATGACGCACAAGCACGATGATCAGGTGGACGTGACCTGCGACGCGCTCAACGAGTTTTTACAGGCAGGCGGCGGCATAAGCCGGGGAATGGATCTGTCGTAGGGGAGGCACAGCAATGGCACGGCTGAGACTTTTGAGAGACGCTCTCACCGGAGAGCGATATTACCGGGAGGCGGCCACAGGCATGGCTTTCCGGCGCATTGTCGGCTCTCTGGTGTGGCCCTGCGGAGAGCGGCCGGGCTGCCTTGTGGTACTGGGGGAGACGCGCTCCCGCCAGAACGTCCTGGGCGCGCTCAGGCACGATGTGCACAGGCTGGAGGAGATCCGCAGCGACGACGTGTCGGTGTTGGTGTCCCGGATGGCCCGCATGACAGAGGATTGGCTGGTCCAGTACTGGGCCACGCCCATGGCGGACAATCGCGTGTACCTGCTGGACGACGCAAACGACAGCCAGCGCAGACTCCGCCGTCCGCTCCTGCACTATGGCGACCCGCAGGGGTGGCAGGGCCGGGGCGAGGGGCTGTTGCCTTTTTACCACGCCCTAGCGCAGCGCCGCACCAGGAGCGAAAAGACCCTGTTCTTTGACGGTCCCTGCGACGCTGCGGTGGAAATCCTGAAGTTGCAGCCGGAGGACGCGAGCCGCAGGCCGACAGACTTCCCGGCGGCCGCGGCCTTGTTTTTCGCGCTCGCGGAAATCGACGTTGACCCATGGCCGGAATGGGGCGAGCGCGCCAAACTCTACGGGGGGCCTGCCGACGAGCTGGGAGGCTACTGATGGAGCGTGCCAATGCTGTGTCGTATACCCCGAAAATCCTGAAGAGTATGCGGGAAATCTGTGAGGAAATGGGCGTTTGCGCCAAGGTGGTCAGGATATGGGTTGCCGCGGGCGCGCCCATTGCCGTTGAGGGCAGCGACAAGAGGCGCAAATACAGCGCCGAGGCGGCACGTCTGCAACTGTGGCGCGAGTCGGCTGCCGGCACAAAACAAAAGGCCGAGGCGTAAGCTGCCCCGGCCTGGATCCTGATGCTTTTTTAGCCCGCCAACGCGGCACGCACGGTGTCCGGCGCTTTTTCGATGACGCGCAGGTATGCGCGTGCTGCGGGGTCGGGCTTGCGTTTTCCCTGTTCCCAGCCGCGCACGGCATACAGGGAAAGCCCGAAGTTCGCGGCGAAACTCGCCTGCGTCATGCCCATGCGTTCCCGGATGGCTTTCACATCCACATGTTCGGGCGCGCGCGCCACCTGAACGACGTGTTCCACGTATTCCGATTTGGGCATTTTGCCTTGGGCGATCTGGACCGCCTGTTCCATGCTCTTGAGGAGCTTTTCGCCAAATTCGCTCATATCTATTTCACTCCGTATGCTTTGAGGAGTTCTCCCACAAACCTTTTCAGACCGTTCTTTTCTCCCATCGTCAGGGTGTCTTTGCGATTTTTGGGATATATCATCAGCGCAAACACCGGTATGGACTCCGCGTAGTAATAATAGATAACGCGGTACCCACCGCTTTTGCCGCCTCCCCGGCGTGCCCAGCGCACCTTTCGCACACCCCCCGTCTGCTCGATAATATCCCCGGCCTCGGGATGTTCCGCCAGAAACAATATCAGATCGTTCCGCTCGTCCTCGGTCAGGAGGGCTTTCACTTCATGCGTAAACGCCGGAGTTTCCGCTACCGTCATAGGGGTGTTTTGCATGGAGATATATGTAATACATTGTCTTACTTACGTCAAGATCGAAAAACCTGTCAAGTTGTCCTGAGATGCACCTGGGACGTGCTGAGATGGTCCTGGGTAATCCTCCCCAGATTCTCCATGCTACGCTTCCGGCAAACCGGGAGCGTTTTTCATGGTGCATACCGAGTTCATCCGTCGCTTTTTGGCCCGCTGGGAGACGCGGCAGCTTGTCGCCTATATCCCATGCCGCAAACGCAATTTCACGGGCCGGGAAAACCCGGCCGCGTGCGGGGAGCCCATTGGCGCGTCCGGCGTGACGGTCGGCGCCGGTCTGGACCTGGGCCAGCAGGCAGAGGCCGATCTGCGGCGCATGGGGATTCCCGACGCGCTCATGGAGCGGTTCCGGCCCTATCTCGGCAAGCGCCGTCAGGATGCGCTTGCCGCCCTGGCGGCCGCGCCCCTTACTCTCACCGATGCGCAGTGCGAGGCCGTGGATGCGGCCGTGCATGGCGACTATATCCGCAGGGCCGCAGCTCTTTACGACCGGGATAGCGCGGGCCTGCCGTTTGCGAACGTGCCGCCCCAGGCCCAGGCAGTCATTGTCTCCCTGTTTTACCAGTTGGGCGCGCCTTCCGGGTATCCCAAAACATGGAAGTATCTTTGCGCCGGGGACTGGGCCCGGGCCGCCCGTGAACTGCAAACCGGGTTCAAACGGTACGCCAACCGCCGCGCGGACGAAGGGCGGTTGCTGGCGGAGGTTGCGTGATGATCAAATTTCTCAAGTCTCTTTTTGGTCTGGGGGGAAAAGCTCTGGACAGAATCCTGCCGGATCGGGCCAAACTCCAGGAAAAGAATCTGGAAATCAATGCCGAGACGGAACGGGCCAGCGGCGGACGTCTGACCCCGCGCAGGCTCATGATGTACCTGCTCTGTCTTCTGTTCGCATGGGAGGCCGTCGCGCGGCCCGTACTTGTTACCTACTGGCCCGGCCTCACCCTGCCGCCCAGCATGGGCAAGGAGATATGGCTGGCCGTTTCCGCGCTGTTCGGCATGGGGTTTTAGCGTGAGCGTGGATCGCGAACTTTCCGAATATGACCTGAACACGGCCGCGAGTATCGCGCGCCTGGAAGCCAAGGTTGACGCCCTCATCATCCGTTTTGACGAGGCCATCACCACTCAGGTCAAGGATCACGGCAAACGCCTTGGCGTTCTGGAAAGGCGCGCGGTCTGGCAGGCGGGATGGATTGCCGGAGCCGGTCTTGCCGGATCGGCAATGACCGCGGTTATTTTCAAATTTTTGGGCCTGTGAGGGATACCATGCTCTACATCTCCCCCAGCCTCGAAGAGCAGAGGGAGCGGCTTGCGCCGCAGCCGGACAAGCCTCCCCTGGCCCCCTACCAGCAGGACGATACATCTTTCTGGCCCGAGGGCATTGCCTGCGCCCTGCGCGCCCCGCAGGCGGGCATCAATGCGTCCGTGCGCGCCATGCAGGACAACGCCGGGGCCTCTTCCGGCCCTGTCTATGGCATCAACATGGCCTGCCTGGCGCCCGGCGAAGACCCGCTGGAGATGCAGGCCAACCGGATTTTCCTGTTCGACAAGCACGGCATCAACCTCTCCCAGGCATTTCAGGCCGTAACCGTGCCCTCGGCCATTGAGCACAATCTGGCGCTCGCCACATTCTGGCAGAACGGAGCCGACGAGGTGAGCGCGCCGCGTTTTAACGCCGGCGACGGCAATATTGCCGGGGCGGGCAAAACCGCCTCCGGATTGTCCATGCTCATGGGCGCGGCCAACATTCTGCTCAAGGATCACATCAAGGACTTTGACGACTGCATTGTAGCGCCGTTCATCCGCGCCATGTTTCGTTGGAACATGCAGTGGAATCCCCGCGAGGACATCAAGGGCGACTTTGAGGTGGTGGCCTCGGGCAGTCAGAGCATGATCGCCAAAGAGGTTCGCGCCCAGCAGGTTCCGGCCCTGATTTCCTACATGGGCATTCCGGCCTTCGCGCCGTTCATCCGCGCGGAAAAACTGCTCGAAGTGGCCCTGGAACAGACCGACCTGCCGGCGGAGCGCATTTTGCGTAGCGAGGAAGAGGCCAGGCAGTACGAGGAGCAGCAGATGCGGGCGCAGGCTCAGGCCCAGGCGCAAGCCCATACTGAAGCCCTGATGGAACAGTTGCAGCGCCAGGGCATGACGCCGGAGCAGATACAGCGGCAGATGGTGCTCTTGCTGGCCCAGCTCGCGCAGGTCGCCGATGGCGGACAGCCGGGAGCCCCGTCTCTGCCGCCGGGTGAGCCTCAGCCGGGCGGCGCGCCCCGGCAAGGAGTTGGGGCATGAACGCGGATAGTCGCTCCCGCAGGGCGGATGCCGTGCGCGCCCTGCAAAAAGCGCACGGCCAGGGCCTGCACACGGCCCTGATCGACCTGCTGGAAGCCGAGATAGCCGAGGCTCAGGAGGAGATGGAATCGGCGGATCAGAGCATCACCATCTGGCGGGCGCAGGGCCGGGCCGCTGGGGCCCGGAGCCTGCTTGCCGCCATAACCCCGCGCAACGCGGGATAGGTGGAATCATGAGTCAGTTGCAGGAAGAGACGGCGGCCCGGCCCGAAATGCCGACCGGGGAACAGGCTGAAGCCCAGTTTGATGAAGGATTCGAGCTAGGCGGGGAAGACGAAGGACGGGATACGGCCCCTGCGAAAGAGCCGGAGCAGCCCGGCGGTGAACAGGCCCGGCCGGAGGAACAGCCGCGGGCGGATACGCCGCAGACGCCTCCCGTCACGCCGCAGACGAGCCCGGAGCAGCTTCACGACTATGAACCGCAATCCGATCCTCCGTCCGCGCCTCAAGCGGCGCCGGAACCCGCCCCGGTAAAGACGGTGGAGGCGCCGGCAGAAATCGCGGACGAGCTGGAAACGCTGAAAACCCTGAACCCGCCCGCCGCGTCCCAGCCCACCTTCCGCGACATTGAGGCGAGCATTACGCAGTACGGCGATTATGTGGAACTGACGGACGTGCTGACCGACACCCATGAAGATCCGCTCATTGCCGAG